CTTTGATACCGCCTGAAAGTTCTATTGAAAATACTGGAATATCTTTATCATCACCAAGAAACTTGATCCCAGTGATTATGACTTCAGTTGGAGTAATATTCTGTTCTTTATTACGAATGTTACTCTCATTAGTACTATAAAACACTGTCGTGTGAAAGTCAAACTCTTTCGGGTCTTGTTTATCACCATTGTATTTGGCAGATAGATCAAATCTATTCTTTGTTGCCCAGTCTCTTAATTTATCTTGTGACTCTTTATCATATTGAACAGAAACGTATTTCCGTTTTGCCATAAATTCTTTTAATGTTTTCATTTATACCGCCACACTTGGTCCGCCAATAAACACCTTTGATGATCCAGTACTTATTGTATGGTCAAAAGATGTTCCTGTATTAAATTTACTTCCTATACGAACTGCTTTCTTTCCACCTATTGATACTTTACCAGCACATAGTGAAGTAGTGGGTGCATGAAATACTGGAGCAGGTACACAGGGTAAGCCATCAGGGTGTGAAGCCATAGCATCACCTTCTACCGCGACTAATTTGCCCTGTACAAATACTTTTGAATTGCTAGTTGATGCTGTTACTTGTGTACTTGAGACACTCCACGTCCAATATGGAGGTGGAGCACACTGAGGACCTTTAGTCCCATCAGTACAAGCTATTTGACTCTCACCGAGAGCAAATGCGAAAGATTCTCCCATATGTTAATTGGAGAGGCTTTCACCTCTCCAACTCCTTCTTTAAATTACGCTGCTTCTAGTTGTTCTTCGGCAATAATAAATTCTTTTACTAGTCCACTTCTAACAATATCATCTACAGTAAATTCAATTGTTTCGAAGCAATCTGTGCTCATTTTGTCAATAACTTTTTTAAAGTGTCTTAGACCTGAAACATCTAGTCTATTTTTTGATGTTGCAAGATCATCCTGTTTCGTGTCACCGCAAAGAATAATTCTGGAACTTTCTCCGACTCTCGTCATAATTGTTCTAAGTTCATCCCATCTCATATTTTGGCATTCATCAACAATAATAAGAGCATTGTCAAATGTCAAACCCCTAATAAAGGATGTACTCATAAATCGAATCATATTTTTCTGCTTCATGATTTGATATGCATCACCTCGTTCAAACAGATCATTTACAATATCAACATATGGTGCTTCAAAATACGACATCTTTTCCTGTGCACCACCCGGCATGTGACCTTGTTCACGTGATTGAACAGATGATCTAACGACTATAATCTCCTTGTATTGTTTTTTTGCCATAACGTCTTTAAGTGCCAAATAGAGAGAAATGTAAGTTTTTCCGGTACCTGCCGAACCTACTGCCAAAATATTCTTGCCATTATTATATGCATCAAATAATTTTGTTTGCGTATCTGTAATAGGTTCAATCCGTTTCATGCCAAATTTTGTATCTATCAGATAATCAGTTTCTCTAACGACTTGGGTTCTTTTTGTTTTTGTCAGACGTTTTCTAGTTGACATGTAAACTCCTGTTATTGATTAAGAGTAAATTTAAAACGTATTGATACTATCCTTCTTATGATGGTGTCTTACGTTCCTTAGAACATCACGAAAACCGTCGTCGGGCTTTCTTATCCCAAGACGGACCGGGTCACCGAATCCCGGAAACTTATTAAAAATTTGTGTGATATGAGAATTGTCTTCTAAATAACCCGCAAGTTCTGAGTATTTCAGAACTACTTCAAACTCTTCTTGAGTGTTGTCATTTCGCATAGAGTAGATTGGCATTTAGTCTCCTATAAAAAAATGGGGTCGGCTTTGTAGACCGACCCCGTATCAAAATATCATTATTCCTACGATCTACAAGTTTATTTATACCAATTATGATTTTCCGAACCATCAATTAGTGAATAAATTTGCTTCCAGTTATCAACTCTTTTGATCCTTGAATTAACTGCATCATTTGCATTATAGTGATGGTTTACTAAAATACAGCGCATGTTATAGTCTAGACCATATTCTGCATTCTTTGTAAGATCTTCCAACCAGAAACAATCTGTATCTTTGTATTCCTTAAGAAGTTCCTTTTTATTTTTGGATGAACCACAAAGAATTAATTGTTCGAATGTTGTTTTACCAAATAGATTGTGAATATTTTCCATCCGAGCTTCATACATATCCTGTGTATTAGGGATTGCAGAGATACAATGAAAAACATATCCATGTTCCTCGTGTAGTTTTCGGATATACTTGATTGCATCTTTGAAAGGTGCTAGTCGTTTAAGTGCAGCACTTTCATTGAAGGCTTGTGTTAGCATTTCAGCTTCACTAGATGAGATACCATACATATCTTCAATATCATAGCAACCCATTTTCAGGATTTTATAACCATTTGCAATCATCCATTTATGGAAACCTGGTTCCCAATATCCGCATACACCATCATAATCTGTGACAATTACATTTCCATAAACTTGCATTATTTTGATCCTAAACTTAAAGCAATGGCAAGATTGTGATTTGTTGTTTCAAAATCTTTGTGGTGAATTGCAAAACCACCATGTTCAGCCCATGGAATACAGTTCTTTTCAAAATCATCAATAAGGACATCGCCGGGTGAATGCATAAACAAGCACTTATTCTTGCCACCCATCATCGGGATAACTGTGATATCAGGTGAAAGATGTTTATAAACCCACTGACGTTTCTGCACAGCAGCTACTGTATAGTTTGATTTTGGGCATGCAGTCAAAATGGTTGGATTCATATGCTCAACTGAACGAAAGAACTCAAGAGCACCTGGCATAAGCGGGAGATTACTAAAGAAATTTCCATGCCCGTTAATCCATTTCCAAAGTGTAGGATCATCAAGTTTATGGCTTTCGATTCCAAATGCTTCAAGAAAGTATTTGTCAAAGTCAGCCATCACACCGTCTAGGTCGATATAAAGCTTAGTCATAATATAGTATAACCTTTCAGGAATTATTCATCTTCACGATCTTCAAACCGCGAAAGTTTTTCATTTGTTTTCTTGCGACGATTATCACGGCGTTCACGCAATTTACGATCCTTCTCGTAATCATCGTTACCCCACTCGTCGTCCCATTCTTCGCGGAACTTCTTGAAGGATTTAGTCATTTAGTGATTCCTTTTCCATTTATAGATATAATATATTATGATTCTTTTGATTTGTCAATAGTTTCTAGCGGAAACTCTTGTGGAAATGCAGTAATAACGACATTTTTTGACAAACCTTTTAGTGGTTTTTGTTCGATCATTTTGCAAAGAAGTTCCGCATCTTCATTATCCACATCTTCCAAAAGTGATATAAAGAGTTGTTCTCTCTTTACACTATTTAGATTATCATATCCACCACCTTTGACAAATATTCTTAGACGTCTTGCTTCTGCATATAACATACCTTCAACTCCAACATAGGAATTTTTCTTCCATGGTGGTGCTGTATTAGGAATCAAAAATTCCACATTTTTATCATATGTATATTTCAAAACTGTGCGAAGAGCAGGGTTATCGTGCTTTCTAAGCCAATCCACTTTTTCTTCCACAGTCTTTAATTCTGTTGCTTTATTTACAATTTCTGCTATTGAAAATCGCATCAAAAGTCTCCAATATCTGTTATAAGGTTCTTTAGTTTACGTGTTACAAAATAGTTAAATAGCGATGATCTACCTACTTCTTTCTCTTTTGCAAATTCTGTTAGAATTTGTTCTTTATAGTTGGCAGGAACTTCAGCAAGATCAATCATTGTCTTGTTGCGGAAATATCTACTTTTGGTAGTTTCATCCATATGTTCAGGGCCCCTCATCAAGTCTTCCAGTCGCTTCGATGTAACGGCTTTTTGGCGTTCACCAACTACAATCGAATTGTCTGGAGACAAAATATTAGGAACTCCGTCACTGCCATCACCCCGGATAATGTGTTCAGCTAGATATTTATTTGGTTCATTATTTTGAACCCACTTTTTCTGCACTGGATTGTATTGTTTGACATTTGCATATTTTTGCAGCTGGATATAGTCTTTATCTCCGGACAATACCAAAATACTTTCAGTACCATTATTCATTTCCACGCCATATTTATGACAGATAGTACCGATAGTATCATCAGCTTCGCAGTGATCAAAGTGTAATACTTTGTATGGAAAAAACTCGTCTAGTTCTTCACGAATAGTATTGATGATACGGAATAATTCATTCCAATCAAGTTCAGACTCTTCACGAGATTTGCGGCGGCCTGCCTTGTAGTATGGAAAAATCTGACGGCGCCAAGACTTTTGACCATCTGCACAGATCACGAGTTCACCAAAATTTTCAGTAAACTTTTTTCGATTAGCTCGTAGGGAATTTAGAAACATATGACGAATTAAATTTTCGTCAATATCAACATTTGTATGATTACCAATACTCATAAAGAGTGAGGCAAGCATGACCTGGTTATAGTCTACAAGTATCATCCTATTTTATCCTTATTCAATTTTATACATAATAACTATAACATACTTTAAGCAAATGTCAACTATTTTCATCAGTGATAGTGAATACATTTCTTGCATAGTCCTGTAGAAAATGTTCTTCTTTTCTTAGATTTAATTGTAGTGATGTTATTGCTTCTTTCAATAAAATTATGGATGGCAGTATTTCATTAAAATTCTCTTCGAGATTATAACCAAGTCTAACTAATGATTCAAGAGATGAACTTAAGATTGTATCAGTGATTACTTCTACTTCATAGTCCAGTTTAGGTTCTTGAATAGTTGTTGTGTTTGTTTTACTCAATCGTGATTTAAAATCAATTATTTCAGCCATTTCCATTTAACTGCTTTAGAAGACTAATCCATTTAGATTGAAAATGTGGTATCGAGTTTTTATTAAGTTCTCTGATTGTATCTGCAGAAAGTGCACTAATAAATCCAGGGTTTTTATGTTCTTGCTTTAGAAGTGAC